ATTATAGTATCCCCCAGGCCGGGTAGCTCGGAAATTAGGTACAGATATTCATATACCAAATTTCCATTATCCTTGGTTGACGTTACAGAAGGTGAGGGTACATGGATAAGCAGGAATTATCCAAGTGCCCTACTATACGGTGTACTGTATCATGGATATTTATACGAGAAGGGTGAAGCACAACTTATGGCAGAGTATAAGAAGTTGATGCAAGAATCATTAATCCTTGTCGCAAGCTCAGTTCTGTCAAATGACGTTAGCGAATATGAGAAAGGTACTTCAATTGATACAGGAGCAGGGGAAATTGCTTAATACTGTATTTACATTTGAGAGGATTGAATAATGGCATCTGATTACGATAGCAATAGGTTCTCTATAGAACTGATGAAAACCGGGGAGAAGATAGGTTCTTGGGGGGATGTAACCAACCTGAACTGGGAATCTATATCAAGTGCTATCGGGAGCAGGTCCGAAATCGATATAGCTAGTACCGCTGGCGTATCTTCCAACTACGACGCTGCAACTGGCGTCTTTGAGTGGAGGCTGCCAGATGATACTTCTCCTGATGCAGCAAATGACGATTCAGCTTCTAGAGCTTCTTATGTTTCAGTAAAGAATCCTACTATGGCGACTCGCGCTGATGGAATAGTAAAGCTACGGATATCTGGGAATGTTACTGACGAAAAAGTAGATAGATTTTATTTTATAAAAAATTCATTGGCTGTATTTTCTGGCGTGCCTATAGTGCCTATCGTTCTACAGGTTTACAATGCGAATGATGCAACATTCGTGAGCGTTGCAGAAGGTAGTACTGTTGCAGTGTCATTGAGTAGTACCATAACTCCTAAAATCGTAGACATAACAAATAATCTACAGGTAGGCAAACTAGACTTTACATCAATACCTGCTGGCTCTGCTGATATTTTCATAAAAGGTGGCGAGACAGATAGCTTAAAGGTCACGCAGGTGAACCCGGATAGGAGTACTAAGGAAGTTTATTCCATAGATACAACTAAGGGTGTTACCAGTGTTGCTCTCAGTGGAACAACAGGTGGATATGGTAACAATGGTACATATGATCTAGGGTTCACATCAGGAGGCCCAGGCACTGGTGCGAAAGGAACTTTCGATGTCCTTGCAGGTACTATCTCAAATGTTACTATCACAGCAGAAGGAGAAGGCTATACTTCAGCTCCCACTATTGATTTCGAGAAAGCGCAAGGTGTTAAAACCCTTACCCCTACCACCCCGGGTATCGGATACTCGGAGGCTGCGACAATCGACCTAATTTTCGGTGGATCTCCTGATGTCGCAGCTACTGGAACGGTTGTAACAGATACAGGAACTGGGACCCTAGGCCCTGCCACAATCACATCCCCTGGGGCAGGTTACACATCGGTCCCAGCTGTAAGTTATGTATATTCAGGACCCGGTGGTACTTCTGGTGTAGTTACAGCCGTTATTAGCTCTGGAGCTTTAGGTACTGCAACTATAGCTGAAGCTTCAGTGCTAGACTTAACTGGGTCAACCACCAAGATCACTAAGGGTGTAATAGAACAGTCAACAATTGGCGCAGCAACTCCATTGTCTGGTAAGTTTACAACTCTTGAATCGACAGGCAACACCACTATAGGATCATCTGCAACAGATACAATAGATATAACTGGACTTATCGACGGACCTATAGCATTCAAGAACGATGCAGATATCACTACGAATATAGGATCAGATACATCTAGAGCTGGACTTATCGTAGCAGAGAACATCAACGTGAACAAGGCTGGCACTGCTGAAGTACAAATAGATTTCCTGGGGGGAGGAGACATAACTGCGGACAACCCAGGGACCACTACTGAACTAAAAGGTAAGATCTTCACGGCAGGGTTTCGGGAATCTATGAATCTGGATGCAAGTAGAGGCATGACTGCACATGGTGGAATAAGGCTACAGCTACAAGATACAACTAGGAAAGCTTACATTGTTCGCAGTGGAGGAACTACTGGATTGTCAAGTGTAACGCTAACTGCTGGTGGCACTGGGTATACTCCTGACGGTCTTAATCAAACAACTAACCTGCTAGTCCCAGCCGCTCCACCAACCACTGCTGCTATTTTGTTATATGATGTAATTGGTGGCGTAGTTTCCAATATGAGATTAGACACTCAGGGTACTGGATACACAGCCTTTCCTGACGAGACAATCCACCCGATCCCTGGTGGGGGTTCTTCATGTACTTATACAACATCAGGTGGTGCGGGATTGACCGAAACTGAAATTGGTAGTTTAGAGCCTGTTGTTGCTCAATTTCTTGGAGGTGGAATCCAGAACGCGAGCTATGTCCAAGCGTCCGATGCGGTGGGTAGTCTGGTTCCTCTCGACAAGTACGTCGAGATTCAAATTCCGGGCACCCTCGCTGCAGCTCATGCAATCTGGGGCGCTACGGATCATGGCGCGACCATTCGTCCGAAGCTTTACCAAGCTTATTTGAGGTATGAAGGTTCTGACACCGCACCCGCAGGGACGCCTTCAGTGTCTAATTTTGGATGGCAACCAGAGGACGAAATGCCTTATCCCGCAACGTTTTGGCATGTATCGGCTAACTATGGTTCAGTTGCGTGGATAAGTGCGACACAATGCGGCATGCGTGGAATGAACTTCACGCCATTATTGATCCCTGCGGGCGGGACTTCGTCCGCCACAGCTGGGCACAGTGGAATGACCCCAACCCAAGCGGCTGACTGGAATATTTATTTTAGGATGTGGTGGTAGAATAATTGACTTACTTTAAACCAGAAATTATTCCTGGGATGAGAAAAGATGGTTCCCAGCACGAAGCCATGAATACATGGTTTGATGGTAATAATGTTAGGTTTAAGCTTGGTAAACCACAGTCAATTGGAGGTTGGTCAGAGAGAACCCTGAAAGGCTTTGCGGATTCACAAAGAGATCTTAACGGAGTTTCAAGAAGTATTTTCCAGTGGGTTTCTGGGGGTGGTAATTCATACACACTCGTTGGTACGACATGGAAAGTTTATCTTATTCATAATGGCAATGTGTATGATGTAACTCCATTAAGGGATGATAATCTTGGGCCAGTTTCTCCGAAGGCTGATGACTACAGTTTCCCTGTTCCAGGGCCTACACCCGCTGTTGACGTAACCACTATGGGAATAAGGTCAACGTACCTAGCCAAGCCTATCCCTTCGGGTAGTCATGTTAGGATTAAAACTATAGAAGGAGGTAACACAGTAGTATCTACAAATAACACATTTGTAATGATGAAGGATATTGCATTCAACGCTATAACCGGAGAGGCTGACCTTGACGGTTCTATATTCGATTCTGGATATTCCCCTGGATCAACGCAGGACGACGGATGGCAACTCTTTCAACAAAATGGTGAACAATATATAAAAATAAATGAGAATGCAACATCTTTTACTAGCTATAATTCCACCTTGAATACAGATATAAATGATTCTACAACTACACTAAAACTTGATGCACCGACTGCTGGGCCTGAAGAGGGTGACATTGTTGCTTTGGTCCTTAGCTCCGGCTTCGGATCAAATGTTAAAGAACTTATAAGGCTTGGCGCAAGGACAGGTGCGTCAACCCCATTCACCTATACAGGATGCGAAAGAAATGTTTATCCAACCTCCTCTACACCTACTCCATTGGAATGGCTAACAGGTCAGACTGTTCGTATCTATGAAAAGGAACTAACCTTAACTGGTGCATCTGGCAAGGTATGGTACAGTATAGACCCAGGTGTAGATTCAGACGTATCCGCAGTGGATGCTGCTGGATGGGGCCTTGGTTCATGGGATGAAACAGGTAGTTCATGGGGAACTCCAAGTGTCTTACCAGCACTAGCCAATACTAGCTTGAGATACTGGAGTTTCTTTTCTAATGGTGATGACATAGTTGCCAGTCCTACCAATGGCGAAATATATTACCTTGACCTAAGCGACATAGCAGACGCGGCTGGTATACCTAAAATATCGACAGTGAATGAAAGAAGATTTATAAAGCTAAGTCAGCAAGGTGATGATAAAGGTGTTATCCCTGTAAAGATTCCGAAGATAAATGGTGACATATTATTAACAACACTAAGTGGTCATCTGATATCTTTTTCTACTGAACATTTCTCTGGAGGTTCTACAACAGAATTCTCACCTATACTTGTTAGGTGGTCAGACAATGACCTTAATGATAAATACATTTTCGATTGGGGACTCAGATCGACTAATACATCTGGCGGACTACTACTCAATAGCGGGTCTTCCATAGAGGGTATGGCAGAAACCAATAGGGAGATATTGATTTGGACAGATGTCTCTATGTACAGCATGAGATACACAGGTCCACCTTCCGTATTCAGTCTCAAGCTCATTTCCCTTAATGTTAATTTAATTTCAAGAAACTCCCAGATCGCTGTCGGCGATGAAGTTTTTTTCATGGGATCAGATTCCTTCTACAGATACAAGGGGCAAATATCAAAGATACTATGCACTGTTTCAAATCATGTTTTTGATAATATTAATAGTTCACAGCTATCTAAGGTATATGCATGTCAAGATTTTAGATTCTCAGAGGTGACTTGGTTCTATCCATCTGCTAATTCTTTTGAAGTTAATATGTATGTGACATACAACTACCTAGAACAAGTTTGGACAACAGGTAGTCTTGACATGAATGAAATTACTACAACTGGATCGGAAACGTCCGAAGGAAGAAACAGGACTGCGTGGCTAGGTACTAGCATGGAAAGAAAGCCAATGTCCTCATTTGTAAAAACATTTAATCTAAGCTCCTTACCGGAAGTTGCAACATCTTCGTTGCTTGACCAGGAAGTGGGGTATTCAAGATCATTCCTTGGAGCATCACCACTGTCACTAGAATCATACATAGAGAGTGGGGATATATCATTCGATGATGGCAATGAAGTGTTGTTCATGAGGAAGTTTTTCCCAGATATACACTGGACAGGGGCAGCACCAATCAGTGAGGACCAGGGTGTTTCTATTGAATTCTCAGCGAAGAAGTATCCAGACTCCTTTGAACCCACATCTGTGAGTTCCACTAAAGTCTTTAATCCAACTGAAGACTCAAGCACAGTGTCTGTAACAAACCCGGTTCCTCAGGATGGGAAGTATGACGTTAGAGCTAGGGGAAGAACTTTCTCTGTAAAGCTAACCTCTGATACAACTAATTATGGATGGAGAATCGGAGATATGGCGATAGACATTAGACCTGATGGGAAGAGATCATAATGGAAATAGCACCTGATACTATTACATCTGCGGATGAAACTTATGACCAGGGCAGTGAGGAGCAATTCAGATTCGGACTTCAAGATATTATAAGCAGTATAGTCTCAAGTCTCAATGATGTATCTAACGGAGTTGGAGGTCAGTCACTAAGCACTCACTCAAAGCTAAAGCATGTACTTCCTCCAGTAGGAATTGTAACTCATGGATAGGTACAAAATACTAGGTAGAACGAATTTAGATGGTACGTCTAGCCCTGCTTCTGCTGTCCTGTATAAAGTACCACTCCCTACTAAATTTGAGAATACTACTGGAATGACAGGACCAAGGACGGATGCTACAGTATTGTATACTATAATAAGTTCTATAATGGTTTCTAATCAGGGAGGAGCAGCAGAAACTTTCAGCATAGCAGTGCGAGAGAACGATTCTTCTGGTCCCGCTGCTGTAGATTATATATTCAAGGGAACTGCGATTGGAGCCAATGCCACTATTATAATAAGCCCAGGGGTTACGCTACCAGCCGTTCCCTCGGGAACCACATCGGAAGACGGTGCAGATATACATGTGACAGCAGATTCAGGAATTATAACATTCCATGCCTACGGGGTGGAAGTGACTCAATGAGAGGTAAGATATGGGCAACATAGAGTGGAATAAATACATGTTAGAAAATAATCGTCAATCCGCGAAGCCGACGACTAATTACCCTAGACAGAAAGAGGCGGAAGATCTTGCCAAGCTAGGGAGACATGGCGACAGTATGCTCGTCCATATGAACCCAAAAGAAGTTGAACGCTTATATGAGCAAGGTGGTATAACTATAAACCCTGAAACAGGGCAGCCTGAGGCATTTCTTCAGTTCCTTATACCAGTAATAGCAGCCATAGGCGCTGGTGTTGCTGCCGTAGGTAGTGGTGTTGCTGCCGGGGCAGCAGTTCTCGGTACTGCAGCAGCGGCTGTTGGTGCAGCGGGTGGCGCAGTGGTTGGCGCAATAGGATCTGGATTGGCTGCTGCCGGAACTGCCATAGGTGGTATTTTCGGTGGTGGGGCTGCTGCTGCTGCCGGGACTGCTGCTGGGACAACTGCTGCTGGGACTGCCGCAGCCGTTCCAACCGTTGCTGGATTGACCGCAGCCCAGGCTTCTGCTGCTGCTCCAGCCATTGCTGCACAGGTTGCTTCGGCTGGGAGTGGTCTTATTGCTACCGGTAGTGCTCCGTTGGCTGCTGCTGGCTCTGGTGTGTTACTTCCAGGGGCAACAACTGCTGCTGGACTAGCTGGCCCTAGTTTGGCAGCTAGTGCCATTCCAACTATTGGTGGAGCAGGTGTTATGCCACTGGGATATACAAATCTTGCAGGTCAATTCGTACAAGGTGCTGCACCTGAAGTTATGATGAGTTCATACGGTGCTGTACCATTGACTGGTGGGCAAGCATTGACTCCACAGGCATTGCAAGGGCTGGCCTCTACGCCTAGTACCCTGGGTGGTTCGGCAGGTAGTACTTCATCTATGTTGGCGAATACCTCTGTCCCGAACGCTCTACAGGGTAGTATGAGTACTGGCACTTTTAATTCGGCCACTACTGGGTTGACTCAAGCCGAAGCATCAGCATTGTCAAATGCTGCCAATACAGGTGGGGCCTTAGTTCCTAATGCCCCAGCAGCAACTACACCACAGCTATCCCTTGGTATGAAATCAGTATCTCCACAACTGATGAGTAACGAAGCTGGTAGTATTATGATGGAGGGACTTTCCTCTGGAGAGAGTGGATTGGGAGGGATGGCGGAGTTAGTCAAAGACAATAAGATGCTGACAGCAATGTTAATGTACGGTATTGGTTCTGAGCTTCTTGGAGATGAAGAAGATTTGGAAGAAGAAAGACCGCCATATGTTAATACGTATACAGAAAAAGGATTAAAGGGGTTGAATGTTTATGGGGAGAATCCTGTAGCTGGATTGAACAGGAGGAAGAGGCGGGGACCTGGGTTCAATCAAAGTCCAAGGGTAGGAAGATCAGGAGGTATAACTTAAATGCCAAACAATGGTAACGGTACATTCGTTAATGTTCCAGGAGGTATATCAAGTGAGTTCGAATATGACATGTCGGTTGATCCCTATAACTACGCCCCAGTCAGTGCTACCTATGGAGTAGGTTCTCTTAACCCAATTGGGTATGACGAACTTTCCTACGACGAGATGCCAACTTCGTATGAGGAACTAAGAGGGGCTGGTACGTCTACACCCTATGGTTACGAACAGTACCTATCTTGGGGTCCTAGCGGATACATGACTGAGATAGTCACTGGTTACGATGAATTTGGTAATCCTGAAATAGTTAGGCCCGGTAGCTCTACACCATTAGCTGGGCGTGATGATGTCCCTGGGTACAATTGGGACCTAATGCCACAGTATGGTCCATTCCGCACAGATTCCCCACTGACCCATCCTGGGGAGGGTGCTAACTCTGGTGAGTTTCAAGACTTGGGTATAGCCAATATAGAAATGGGTATACCAGGGGTTATATTGAATGATTATCAAGCACTGCAAACTGGTGCAAGATCTGACCCATACTTGCCTCAAGACCGCGAGGGTTACACTGTTGTCGATGGTATTCTGCCAGCCGCAGCACTAGATGGAGGTTCATGGGTATGGGACCCGGATTTCGAGAACACCGGAAAATGGTGGCCGAGAGGACATCACAATGCAACGGACGGCACACCATACAAAACATATGGCAACTACGTCTGGCAAGATAGGCATGGCTCTATAATCCAACGGGATCAGTTAGGACTGAGGCAGTGGGGTATTGAGAATCCAGATAAATGGAAACTTAGACCAGATGTATCTGTCACACCACGGGATAATCTACACGACCCCAGACTACGGCCATAATTCACGGCAACCAATCCACCAACTCCATCGAGCCCTATTCAAGAATGGCAGTTGTTACAACCTTAAGGAAGGTGTTTAAATGATAGAAAGATTGACTGGCAATATAGCTCCACAGCCTCAGGTTTCTCCACAGCCTCAGGTTTCTCCACAGCCTCAGATGGCTCCACAGCCTCCGGCAGGTGGGTCTCCAAGGTTTGATTTCCAAAGAAATGATACCCAGTTCGAAAATGGACAAGTCAATTTCAACCAAGGTGAGATGGAAGATATAATGTCTGCTTTGGTGGCTGCCATAAGGGGTGAGTTGGAGGCATCTCAGGCCGATGAAATTATAAGAAACTTTATAATGATTTTTGGCGAAGCAGAGTTTCAGGTAGCCAAGGAGCTTATACTCAACCTTGATGGTGGAGGTGAAGTGCCTGATGATGGCTTGGTGCAGGGGCCTGGGACAGGAACTAGCGATGATGTAGATGCTATTGTTATGGATGACACGGAAGTCCCTGGCATGAACATGGGTGGTCAAGTTGGTAATGACAGGATGTATGCTTATGGAGGTGATATTGAGGATGACCAGTCTGGCGAACCTATTAAACTTTCAGCAGGTGAATACATACTTCCAGAGAGGGCTGTACGACAACTCGGTAATGGAAACCACGGGATTGGGGCATTAAAATTAGACAGGATGCTTGGAAAGGAAATAAGACATGGGTAAGAAGGGAGGAGGAGGCATGCCAGCCAATACAACTGCAACAGCTATAGCAGAGCTTCCTGACTACGCAAAACCATACTACGATCAGGTTATGGCTGCCTCTTCAGACGCACTAGATCAATCCCTTGGTTGGGACGATAAATTCGAGAACGATGATGGAAGCTTTGGTGCTTATGTAGACGGCGCTGGTGGACCTCCAGTTTACGCCGAAGGTAATCCCGATGCAAGACTTTCTGCTTTGGCACCCGAGATTATAGCCGGAAATCAAGCAAGAGTAGATATGTTTGAGAATCCGAATAGAGAATATGAACAATGGGCTAACGAACAAATGAATTACGCCTCGGCTGCGAATAGGAACTTAGAAGCAGCATCGAGTGGCGGTTCATTCTACGAGCTTGATGCTTCCGGTGTATCAAACGCAGAAAAATATATGAACCCATATACCCAGCAGGTTACTAGAAATGCTGTTAGGGCAGCTACTACGAACTATGAGAAGCAGCGTGATCGGAGAGCAGCAACTATGGCTGCTGCTGGTGGGAGAGGTGGTTACAGGGACACGATAATGGATGCTATAGGGCAATCTTCTCTCGCTGGGGAAGTCGGAAATATAACTGGTACCCTTGGTCAGCAAGGTTACTTTAATGCACAAGAGCAGTTTGAGAGAGACAGGGGAGCAGAGATGTCTGCTGTCAACCAAAGGAATGCTATGAGGCAAAACACTGCTGGCATAGCTGGTGGATTAGCAAGTCAGGCTAGAGGGTTTGGCGATCAGGACTTCCGTAGACGCCTTGATGAACTCGGTGGGATGGAGGCATCGGGATATATGTCTATGGCTCAAAGCCAGAGAGAGAAGGATTTAATGTACGCGGATTGGGTAAGAGAACAGGACTATATTCAGGGACAACTTGCTCATCAGATGGGTCTGATACAGGGCGTTCCATTCCAGCCAAACACGTTCCAGACCTCTGCTTCCGCTGCTCCAGGGTTCGCAGAGCAATTGATGGGTGCTGGGGTTGCTCTAACCGGTATACAGCAACTGGGTCAGGGTAAAGGGATATCGGGTTTAATATAGACATAATGTCTATTGAAATAAAGTTATGTGATACAGGAAGGTTCTTCTATGTCTTATAGTAATTTGTTATCAAGACTTCAGTCTTCTGGCGGTTCTGGGCTTAGCGGCCCAGACAGTTATGAAAGCCCAGATATATTAGAGAGACTTGATATCTTTAGAGGTTGGCCCACTGATAAGCTGAAGCCTATAGCGGCAGGGGGAGACATTGCTGCTGTTTCTGTCATCTCGGACAGGGCAGAGGAGCGAAAAAGGCTAGATGCAAACAAGGCTAAGGAACCTCAGAAAACTGTACTAGAGGAACTTCTTGCTGGCAACATGCCGACTGGTGGCATAAGCAAGCCTGAGATGCCTCAGGGACCAAGGGGTTTGCCTGGGGCACCTGATGTTATGCCAAAGATGGGACCGGCTCCGGGTGCTAATGGCCTCAGGGGTTCCTCCCCTGTCCAGATGGCGAACATGGGACAGCCAGGACCTCCTCAAGAAATGCCCATGAGAGGTCCCAGGATGCCCTCTCCCGGCACGGGACAGGCCACTGGTCCTAGACTCCCAGGCCCAGTTATGGGAGCTAGGGAGGGAGGATTAGCGGGTGAAATAGGCCGGAAAGGTCCACTTGATCGGAGAGGCCCACTTGATTCCAGGGAGATTGGCTATCTTGAGAGCCAGAGGATGAAGAGGATGGAAGAGGTGGAGGCAGAGAAGAGGCGAAGGGAGGAGTTTTTCAGGAACAACCCACGCAGTGTAAACCCACAAGCTGGAGTTGGGCAGGGATGGAATGCTGGCAGTCAGGGGCATATGTCGGGTCAAGGTCCTGGGATGCACCAGGGTGGGTTAGTGCATAGTCACCCACATAACCAGCAGGAACTTGTAGACAATGGAATGTTGAAGATATGGGGAAACTCAAAAGGTCCTAGTCATATGACTCCCAGCGACCACGCTGTAGCTGAAGCGTCCTACATTAGTCTATTCGGTGACCCAAGGGTTGGTGGAGGAGCTACTCCAAGTGCTGCTAGGACTGCAATCGGATCTGCTGGACAAGCTTCCACTTCAAATCTCAGACTGGCCCAGGCTGGGGTATTGCCTACACAGGCACAGGTAAGTGGAGTGCCGATGACGGATGACCCCAGGGCAGTCCCTAACAATAAGCCTTGGGTTTTATGGAATCAGCCTAGAAATAGGGATCATTGGAGAACACCAGATACAATGCAAACCTCCACCCCTGTAGCAAGAAGGCCAGATTTAAAGCCTGCCCAAAAGGGCATTGATTACAGTTTAGATAATCCAGTAATAAAGAACCCGAATGACTTTAATGCAGTACGCGATATTCTTAGTGATTTCAGCAATAGAGGTCAAGGGAAAAGTAGAGTTGCCATAGCGAAGTTAGCGGACCAGATAGAAGGTCTTGATATTGGTAGCAATCTGGATTGGGATGCCATAGGGGAAGAGGCAGGAAAAAACTTAGACCTTGCTGGAGGCACGTATTACTCAGCTATCGAAGGTCAGTATGGTAGGCATGGCAGGAAAGATAGTACCCAGCAAGCCGACAGTGGGAAATTGATAAGTGGTGAGCAATCAATAGGTGGTGAAGATGTAGCAGGCAGTGCAGATAGTAGCCAGGATACCGTGGATGCCAGTGGTCAACAGGGTGACCTAATCGCGGATAGTGGCGATGAGGGTAGGGGGGTAGTCGAACCAATAGAAAGATTTAGTACCAAAGATAAAAGTATAATAAATCAAAAATTAGACATTCCAGATTTCGATAAAATAAAGAGTGAAGATATTGACCCTATGCATGCAATGCTTGATAAGATAGAATCAATGCAGAGAGCACAGAGGGGTAGAGCATTGTTGTTAGCTGGGGCTGCCATAGCCTCAACGAAACCATCCGATGGTGGGTTTCTATCCGCTCTCACAAGGGGTGGGGCAACGTATTCTCAAGCTATGAATGAATCGGATAAGTCTACCCTTGAAGCTATGTCGGAGTACCAAGGTAGGGCTATACAGAGAGAGAGGAACGAAGCTCTGAAGAATCAGGCCGAAGGTCAGTTAGACTATTACAACAGGTCATTAGATGTAGAAGAGATTAAAGCTGCGAACACTCTTCAGAATTACCTTTTAGACTACAAGGCGCAGATGTCCAAGCTTAGCGCCGACGAACAAGAGATTGTGGGTAAAAAAGTAGAAGATGTGCAGAAAAAAATACGTTCATTCGTAGCAAGTGGACAACCCTCCACTGAACAACTCAGACCATACCTCGGAAGCTTAGGAGCGCATCAATCAGTTATTGAGCAAATAGTGGCAGATGTAGGCACATTAGGTAAAGAAGGTAGTGATATTGATAATGTCATATCCAGTAGGCTTGATCGCAGTTTATGGACTATAGCAATAAACTATGTTATGAGGACTGACAATAGGCTCTCCGCAAGCCTAGGCTCAGGGGTAGGCAAAGAGGTGATAGGCAGTAGGGAGAATCCTGACTTCATTGGAACAGGGAGTAACTAGACTTGTCATATCAATACTTCTTCCCAACCGGGGATTCAGCATGGGTCGATGATAATGTAACTGAACAAAATATCTTTGACCACTACTCAAAGAAGCGACCAGAGTTTTATCCAGGCTATACCTATATGTCTAACTTGGCTCCCCCAGCCGAGGATGTATCTAGTCAGAGCTTGATTAGTGATATATTCACTGACCCATACTCGACTATGGTAATGAACGCACCAGCGCGTATGCAATTGCCAATCACCGTGTCCAATGCATTATTAACTGCCACACCTGAGCAGATGAAGGACCCAGCTTTTATACAACATATTAAGGATGGCATCGCTGAGATGCCACAAGAGCTTCAAAAGCATACCATGCGAGAAGTTCACAATCTCCTTAATAGTGGGGAATACCTTGGTGCTGGGGCTGAATTCGCAAAGGTGGCCGTTGAGTCCATATCTTCAGCTTTGGGATATATCACACCAACTCTGGCTGCTTCCGGTCTAGCTACCACAGCCGCCACCCCAATCGCTGGAGTTGCTACTGCGACATCGTTTACTGCTACCGAGCTTTTATCTGAAAATCTTACTGAGATTTTGCAAAATCCCGATTCCACCCTTGAGGATATAGAGAAAGCTTTACCTAAAACCCTAGCAGCAACTGCTGCCCAGACTGCTGCCGAGATGACAATGCTCAAGGTGTTTGGATTACTGCCAGGAACTAAAGCTCTATTCAGGAAAGCACTAAATCCAGCCACAGGCAAGACGGCCATAAAATCTCAAACTGCTATTAAGGGGATAAACGCACTAAAGAA